AAGTTTTACAGTTGAAGTCCATTCTGGCTTGAAAAATGGTAGAATCTGTTCAACTATTTTTACGGCATCTTCTGAATACTTAGTCATAATTGAAAGAGTAAAGTCTATGTTATACGGAGCTGCAGACCATTCAAAACTTCTGCTGTCATCAATTTCTGCCTTTGCAGATTTTTTGATCTTTTGATTTGAAGCTATTTTGCGCTGGCCATCGTATGTCATATTTGTAATTTCAAAAGACATTCTTGGAAGCGTGATAGCAGATTGCCTATTTAAGTTTGGATCTTGTGTAATTCTAGATAAAAACTTTTGCCATGGACCATACGCTATGGGAACTATCATCTTTTGTGTTTCTTCATCTCCAAGATCATCTCTGGTGATTACTATTTTATTAAACAACGTACCAAAAAGAGTTATGTATTTTCTTGTCGTCGCATTATAGAAATGATTTACAAAAGCCATATTTAAAATTCCATTTATTCGTTCGTCGGATATGTTATGATTTCGCTAAACGGATCTACTGTAGAAAAATCTAGTATATCATCGCCCTCGGTTTCAAAAAATTCGTTTTTAGCGATAGGATCAAAAGATGATAAACCTTGTAAGTTATCAATTCCGTCTGTCTTGATGCTATCAAAATGCGTATCAATTTCAATAACGCCGGTTTCGAATCTTTCGTTAGAATATTCGAACAATTCACATTTAAGATCAAACACCTGAAGACTACCAGACTGATAGAATACAGATTCGTGTTCAACAAATGTTATTTTAAAAAACTTATTGTTAAGCGGAAGATACACAAGGTCGCCCTCTTTTGGCCTAGTGATTAACGGATCAATTCTAGACGCGTGTAGTTCGAATGTTCTATAAGCTACGGTGAAAGTTGCCTGGTCGCGTATTTGCAATCCAAATCGGCTCAAAAAGTCGCCTTCTCCTTGAAAACCGTCGACACTTTTTACATACATTTCCATGTTATACGCGGCATTAAACGTTGGCAGATCATCTTCATTCAGTATATTATCAGTTGCGCCCAACGTTCTCGTGAGATAACACATATCAAGGCCGTAAATTTGAATCGACTCAATTACTAAATCATCTATAATCTGCTGCTCATTGAAATAATCATAATTTTGAAAAAATGAATTAGTTGCCATTATTCAGCCTATCCAGTTGTAAGTAAGTGGTTGGAGTGAATTAATAGCGCTTTCTTCCATTTCTTTTCTGTCTGCTTTTGCTTCAGAAAGAATTTGTTCGCCGTTAAATTGTACGCCGCCTACAAGTTGCATATTACTAAATTTCGTAAGGTTACTTCCCCAGTTTTCTCTGATCAAAGCTGACGCATAATTTTGCAACCAACGGTCGTTCCAAACATCAGTATAAGTTTCGCCATCTATAATATCGTATGCTTCGATGATTATGAATTCACCCGGAACTAAAATATCTTTATTAACATCAATATACAAACGATTAATGTTTCTATTGAAACGAACAAGCGGTCTTCCTACGAGAACTTCTTGAAGGAATTGAATATGCTGCATTGACATGTAATAATTTTGGACGTTATATCCCATGATGTCGTTTATATTGTTCAAAACAAACTGATACGTGACATTAAACATACCAGATCCAGTAGAAAGTGAAGAACTGAGATCAAAAATTCTCACGACGCCAAGTAGCTGAGGTGGAACTTCTACATACCCGTTATCTATATCTTCTTGCGTGAGAGCATGTTTAAGATAAACTAACTGAGAACCAGCATAGTGATAGTCTCTCCAAAAGCTTATTGCTTCATCAATACGATCTTCTATCTGTTCATCAGATACATTTATCTGTATCACTGGAGCACCAATTTTACGCAGCACATAATCTTTAAATTCTTCTCTTGATGATGGTAAAGCCATTACATGTACCTCTTTTTTATGTATTTATAATAGCAGTTACATCAAACAAAGTAGTTGACAAATATTCTAGATGTGTTATAATTGAATTATCATTCATAAAAACAATAGTATATTGTTCAGAATAAAATATAGTATAGCCTACTCATTCATTAAGAAAATTTAAGTTGAAAAGTTTTATGTCTTTTTCGAATATTTCTGCAATCATGTGTTTAGTTTCATCGTTATAATATTCAGTGTAGTGTTCATGAGATGTTGAATTTTTATGTGGAAGTTTTATCTTCGGCATTCCCAAAATAGTTGTTATTTTATCAAAGTCTTCTTGTAATTGATGAAACTTTCCAATAAAATCTATATTTATATTTCCAGCATTATCTACCAACCAAGGATAATGCAGTGGATTGCAATTTGAAACTTTTTTGCCGCTATAAAATTCTAGTATATAAGACTCGAAATCAATACCGTCTGGAAAGAAGTCTTTCGCATTGAAATGATATTGAGATACCATTTTATCCCACGGATTTCTTATGTATGCAAATTTAAAATAACTGCTATCTGCCAAATTGAGTTGACTTCTCAAATCCGCGTGCTTATCTACGTTTACATTACAAAAGGGTTTTAGCGCATCTTCCATTGTAGAAGATGCGCATTTATTCATGTGTACAGAAATAAATTTGTATTTATGACTTATCATTTTTGTTTTATAGATTCAAAAAGATCTATATCCTCTTTATAATATTGTTTTAATTTGGCGACGAAATCTTCGTCAGATAAGATTTTTTCTACATAAGGAACAATACGTTTTTTAACTTCATTTTCTTTTGTACAATTCAGCTTTACGAGATCTTCTTTTATATCTAAGTTGTATTTTATTGATTGTTCAAAATTTTTGTCCATTGCGACCCAAGTAACATTTTTCAACCCATCTACAAAATACTCCATTTTTCTGTGGTGTATATCGTTTACAAAGCTAAAATTCTTTAAATTTCTATTTTCAAACCATTGTGGTAATAGACCATAGTTATTTTTATTATGAAGCATATGATGAGATGCTAATTCTATCGTCGAGCCTTTCCATCTTTGAATGGGATCTCTTATAACTGCATAAGATTTATAATCGAATAGATCATCATGAATATAATTTCCGTTTTTCCATAATCGTGAGCGAAACAGATGATGTGATACCGTTTTTGAAGCGTTTTTTGGTATCTCTATCCATATTTTCTTACTATCGTGATTAACAAAACACTTCCCTTGAAAACTCATAGGCCAAAATCTTTCCATGAATCTTCATGTACCGCTATATAATCAGGCCCAAGAAAGTTTTCGTCTAAAAGAGTATAGTCATGAAATTCTACATGATCTTCTTTCAGTTTGCCTAGTTTAAAACCAAGCGGTTCAAGAAACTTATAACTATCTATTAACATCCATTTAGTGAGTACACAAACAAAACTGTATTCAAATTGCATGACACCAACTTTACCAGCTTTGAGTGTATTTTCAAATCCTTTAAACACTTTACCTTCCGCACCTTCGGTATCTATTTTGAGATAATCAATACGCTCTATGTTTCTGCTATCTACGTATTCATCGCCGGTAAAAGCCAAACCATTTATGATTACGCTGTCGTCAAGACGCAAATCCGTTACAGTAGTACTCATTGCATCATACGTAGTTTTAAACTTAATAGGCACTGCTCCAGATTTATCTAAAAGACCAAAACTGTTTGGATACATTTTATTGTCTATTTCAATATTATTTATCATTTTGTGATACGTGTTAGGAACAATTTCAAACATGTGAATATCTGCATTTGGTTGATATTTACGAGTCATATTAGTCCATTCGCCAATATTTGCTCCAACGTCAAATATTGTATTGAACTTGCCAGCAAATCTTTCCTGTATCCATATTTCTCCATGCTCTTTAAATTCTTGCATGGCATAATCTCTATCATACGTGTTGCTCATTATTTAAAAACCTTACCGTTTCTTAAATTGTCAGGTATTACTGTAACGCCCGAGTCTTTATTTTCAATTTTATTCATTACTATATTATTTATAGGTGTCTGAACAGCACCGTTGTTAACTTTGAAGAAAGTAGAACCTTTGTGATCGCACATAATAGTAGTGTCTACCCAAACTTTATAATTTAGATCTCTTGCTTTTTTACAAAAGTAAATATCTTCCGAAACAGTATCTTTATGATCAAGAGCAGATTTGTAATAAAAGTGAGGGTACTCCATATTTTTAAAAACATCGCTTTTAATAAGGCAACATCCAAATCCGCATCCTGCTACTTCAATAACTCTATTATAATGAGATATTGCTTGATATGGTATATTTGTCATTCCTCCATCTGAAGTGACCATATAAATTTCTAAGGTGTGAGTATCTGGTATTCTCTGTATGTACATACCAGAAACTATATCTTTATCAGCGGCAATCATTTTCTTGAGAGCATCTCTTGGAACTACTATATCAGAATCTACTGAGAAAAGATAATCGTATCTTTTAGACCATTCGGCAATTAAATTTCGAATCTGATCTATTTGGTCACCAGTTACTATTTTAAATTCTGTAACATAACCTTCAGGAATTTCTAAATCATAAATTGATTTGAATGTTTCTGGTTCTACATACTTTGAACATGGAATTGCTATCAATATCTTTTTCATATTATTTCCTATCACTATTAGAATAAGAGTTGAAAATCATTATGGCAAGTTCTTCTATTTCAAAATTCTTATACTGGCCATTTTCAATCATTTTTTTAGCACGAGATAAGTATTCTTCCTTTTCATTTGAGTATAAATGCTCCCATTCCATACGCTAAAATCTCCCATATTATAAATAAAAATGTAGTTCACGGATTTCTTGGCGGGTATCCTAACTACTCTATAACAGCAAAGGAGTTACAGCTTATGACTATTTATATACCTTACACTTATCTTATTGGATGGTCCCATATTAACAAATGGTATTATGGAGTAGAATACTCTAATGTTAAGAAAATAGCCAATCCTAAAAATCTGTGGACTCTATATTTTACTTCATCGAATGTTGTTAAAAAATTTCGTGAAGAGCATGGCGAACCAGATGTTATCCAGATTAGAAAAATTTTTAATGAAGGAAACTATAAAGAACGCCAAATAAAAGCATCCCGATGGGAACAAAAAGTGTTGTCAAAAATTGGTATAATCGATGATAAATGGCTGAATGGAAGAATTGGTGGTGATATATCACCGGAAACTAATAAAAAAATTGCCAATTTGATGTATGGAGTTGATAATGTATTTCAAGCGCCAAAAATAAAAGAAAAAATAAAAATTACTATGCAAAACAAATACGGCGTGTCGCATCCTTCAAAATCAAAAGAAATTATAGATAAAAAAAGAAAAAATAATAAAGAAAAATATGGTGTAGAGTGCGTTTTTAACTTGCCTGAAATTCGTAAAAAATGTGTAGAAAGTATACAAAATCAGGATTGGGATGAAAGAAAAAAAAGACATGAAGAAAAGTATGGTGTAAAATTTAGCACACAGCGCAAGGAAATAAAAAATAAAGTATTAGAAACGCGCTCTGAACTATCTAACAGAAAAAAAGTAAAATTAATTAGAGAATATAAGAGAGTATTTAAAATCACTTTAACTAGGGGTTGGTATCAATCATCTGATGAAAAGTTAGAAAAAATATTGGAAGATATAGTTGTAGAATATGGCGAATTTAATGTAGAAGAATTGGCGGATATTATACCAGAAAAGAAATACACTAGCACTATAGAAAAACTCCAATCTAGGCCATACGTAAAACAAATTAAAAAATACAAAGAAAAATATGGCAGAAAGATAAAATTGGGTCGCGTTTGGGATAGAAAATCAGATGAATGGCTTATGAATAAATTAAAAGAATTGCAATTACAATATGGAAACATTCAGTGAATTGCGACTAATTACTTTACCACCCGCCAATTTAATTTTGTTTAAGAAATTTTCATTTTCTTCCTGCTCATGGTTAAGAGTTTCAAAATTGGGGTAACTAGTTAAATTTGTGAATACTTCTCGATTTGCAAAAATTATATTTCCGTTATCTATTTCCAATGCGTCAAAGCTTTCTGTTTTAATTTTATTAATAGCATTTTTGGGTATTACTGCATTTGGTTTAACGAACGCAGTAA